AAAGCTAAACGCTTTAAAAGGAGCAGCGAACTCTAATTCTATTATCGTTGTCGGCGTGGATGAGGATAGCGAAAATACGAGCAATCTAATTGAGCAAGTACCCGCAAATAATAATGACTCTTTATTCGTGAATACGTTATCAAGCGTCCGCAAAAGGATAGTCACTAATTTCGCCGTACCGTCTGGCCTCATGGGTCTATTACCAGAAGGCTCTATATTCAGCGCTCAGCAATTGGCAGATGAGTATACCTATATGAATCTAAGAACGAAAGACACACGCAACCACATTGAGCGCCAAATGGCAAAGCTCGGCTTAGATGTTGGGCGTATAGTACCTAATCAATTTGCATCATCTCAAATGGCAGAAAATGGCACTACTACTTGATAAACTTTTACTAGACAAAAGCGACCTATCTAATTTTAGAGAGGTAAGTGCTAATATTACAGATGCTAAGATGGCCATCTTTATCAGAGAGGCGCAGACTATCAACGTCAAACCCTTCTTAGGGGCGGAGCTTTATTTGTTATTGCTCAATGACTACACCGTAGCGACCAAGTCATTCGCCACCCAAAAATATACTGACCTATGGTTTGGTGCTAACTACACGAACACCAATGGAGTAGTAGTAAGACAAAATGGCCTAATGAGTAGCAGCGTTTACTTTACTTATGGCCGTTTCTTATTGCAACAAAATACGAATGTCGGGAGATATGGAGTAGGCAGCCTCAATCAGGAAAACACCACCACAAGCGGGCCAAGTACCGTACGCACTAATACAACCCAAGCCAACGCCGTAGCCCTCAGCTACCAGAAAGACGTTGAAACCTTCCTACGTGATAACCTCACTATATACCCCGAATTCAATACCAAGACCACCACAGGCCAGAAAATAGCAGCGCCTTTCTTTAAAGTTTAAAAAAAATTATTAATTTGTTTGGTTAGTTAAGTAATGTTTGTTAGGTTTGTAACGAATCTAACAGACATACTTATGAAAACTTATACAATATCCGAACGATCACTTAAGAATTTTTTATCTTATGCCTATGATATGGGCAAGAATAGCGGCGACAATGTACATTTAGAAGTCGTAAAAAATGAAGTTCTCAAGATGGTACAAGATAACGCCGCATATTTTAAGGCGTTAGAAGCAGACTTAAAACCAAAATTACATGAGGATTAACATAAAAATACCTGACGACATCCATACAGCTCTCAAAGTAAGGGCTGCTAGTGAATCTATTACTTTACAACAATTAATTATTAACATTTTAACCAAACAAAAATGACTTTTTTACCAAACGATTACGAAGCACCAAAGCCAAGCGGCGGAGGATATACCAAATGTCTCAAAGGAGATACTATACTCAGATTTCTAGGCAACCCCATCACAGGCTGGGAATGGTGGGAATCTATACACGGCACCGAAAAGCCTGTAAGGGTTTCCAATATGAGAGATATACAAGACGAACACGCCACACAAAAAGCGAAACATTTTTGGGCGTGCGCTGTCTGGAATTACAAATCGAACTGCGTTGAGATATGGCAGATAAACCAGAGGACAATACAGGAGGCAATAATGAATTTAATTAATGATGCAGACTGGGGGGACCCGCGCGAGTATGACCTCAAAATAACGCGAACAGGGGAATCTTTGGAGACCAAGTACACCGTAAGCCCAAAGCCAAAAAAGGAGCTACCAGAGGCTGCTAAATTTGAGTTTGAATTGATGAATATCAAGCTCGATAAATTGATCACAGGCGAAGACCCATTTGAATCATGAGTACGCAAAACGGAGAACCAGACATAGGCCCAACATTCGAGGAGTTTTGGGAGCTATACGATAAGAAAATTGAGCGCAAGAAATGCTTAAAAGCATGGCAAAAGCTCGACCCAATGACGCGCCAAGAGTGCATACTCCATGTAGTCAATTACGTGGAGTCTACACCAGATAAAAGGTATCGCAAAAATCCATTTACCTATCTATTTAACGAATCATACTACGATGAAATTATCCAGACAAGAAAATCAAGACATCGGACTGCCTTTGAATACATCATTAAGCACTATTCTCAATGAGTGTGAACAGGTGGAAAGAGTTCAAACGGCTGTTAGCGCTGCTATGTATGGGGTTTGTAATCTATATAATGACGTTGATCCTCAAGCGCTCACGCAGATGATGGATGCCTTTTATAGGGAGTTTAAATATGAGCCGCTCTCTGTTTTTATTGACGTCATAGATGACTTTAAAACAGGCAAAGTGAAGGTATTTGGGAGGATAACACCGAACCAGGTACGCGAGTCTATCATGGATAAGTTGGATAAAATAGCAAGGGAGCGCGAAAATGCTCACTTGGATAGGAAGGGGGACGCGGGGGACCGCTCCACCCTTACTTTACGTGAAGCTCTGGCAAAGGTAACGACTCAGAAATGATAAACAGCAGAGCGAAGGGCCACGCCTATGAGCTACAGATAGTGAACAGGCTAAAAGAGCTAGGCTATGACGCTGTCACAAGCAGATCAGAGAGTAAAAGGATGGATGATTTAGGGGTTGATATTATCGACAATACTGATTTTTACATCCAATGCAAGGCGGTTGAGAAATTAAAGCCTAGCTTGCATGACATCTTGAAGAGGATGCCTACAAAAAAAGTCCCTGTCGTATATCATAAAAGAAATAATATGGGGACTATTGTATCACTTAAACAGGAAGATTTTGAGAGATTACTACTATAAACCCGCGATTGATCCGTTTTTAACCTATGAGCTAACCCGAAAGGAGCTACTAGAAAAGAGGATAAAAAAAGAGAACTATATAACATTTCTAAAACGATTAAAATACTATGAACGTAGACGAAGCGCTGAAGCTATTGGAGGCAAAAGTTGAGGAGGATATCCACGAATTAACGCCCAAAGATAGGCTACTATTCTGGGCTAATTTGCTCGAGTTTAAGAAAGCCAAGATACAACGCATACCCTTTTTAGTACCAGAAAATGACGCAAAAATAATAATAGAATATGAGGACTATACGATTAAGGCACACGCGAGTATTCCAAAGCCTGTGGACAAGCCAGAAGAGGATTAACGCTTTCAGAGGTGGCGCAAGATCAAGCAAGACTCACAGCATTTTACAAGGTATTGCCATCTGGTTAGCCTCTGGTTATTTCGGAGATGACTACGTACCCAAAGGTACATTCTCAGTAATTCGCGAGACCCTTCCTGCCCTTCGCGCAAGTGCCTATAAGGAGTTTATTAATTTACTCCAAGATATGGACATCTACTATTATGTGGATCACAGGAAAACGCTGCTAGAATTAGAGTTTGAAAACAGGATAGTTCAGTTTTTTAGTACGGACGACCTAAACAGCGCAAAGCTAAGAGGTAGACAAAACACATTTTTCTATTTGAATGAGGCAAATACAATACCTTTTGAGGCTTTCAATCAGTTAATAATGAGGTGTGAAAAGTTCTGTATCTTGGATTATAACCCCGCGGGTATAGAGAATTGGTGCAAGACATATATAGAGGATGACCGCCAACATTGGCCAGACCAAGACGTTAAACTAGATGTCAGCACCTATAAAGATAATCCTTATATACCTACAGAAATGGTCAAGGAAATAGAAGGCCTTGAAAAAACAGATATTGACTTGTATAAGGTGTACACTCTCGGGCGGTGGGTCCAATCAAGAAACCTAGTCTTTGATCAGATACATATTTGTGACTACGTCCCAGAGGGGAAGGTATTTTTTGGCTTGGATTTTGGTTGGAACGATCCAAGTGTCTGTTGCAAGGTCACGAAGGTAGAAGATAAAATTTATATTGAACAGATATTTTTTAGAACTAAAATGCTTTTAAAAGACATAGCCGAGGAGTTGCACGCAATCGGGGTGCATAAGGTATACGCTGACAATGAGCCGCGAACCATTAAGGAACTCAGAAATAGAGGCATAAGAATTAAACCCGCTAAAAAGGGTAAAGACTCAATAAGACAGGGCCTTGGATTTATTAGAACGCACCAGATATTTATTCATGAGGAGGCACTAGAAACCATCAAGGAATTTAGGGAATATAAGTATAAATTAAACGATGATAATGACCCCACAGATGAGCCGCTAGATTTTCAAAACCACAGCGTCGATGCTGTCAGGTACGCGCTAAGCTATGCATTAAGGGGGGCTGTGACAATACGATGAAAAGATTTAAAATACATTACGATGGCGATATAATAGGCGGACAGATACCCGATTCATGGGAGGAGTTGACCGTCAAACATTGGGCAGCGCTAAGGCCTAACGTGTCAAACCTTAAACTATTAAGCATATTATCTGGTATTGATTTGGGATATTTAGAGAACACAGAGGCAGACCTAAGTCCCGCGATTGAACACGTTTACCAGAGTTTAAAGGATATGCCAGAGGACTTAAACCACTTAGCCAGAAAGCCGCTAACTATTTTAGGTCATCAAATCAAATTCCCAAAGGATATTAATTTTGCAAGGTATGGCCAAAAAGCAATGGTTAAAAATGCAATACAAGGCGCAGAAGATATGCGGGAAATAGTGTCTGATGTTATCGCGATATATGCACAGCCCTCAATAGATGGTAAGTTTGACAGCGCTAAGCTAGAACCAATAAAAAAGGCTGTGGATAGTTTGCCTATTATTATGGCTTGGCCGTGGGCAGTTTTTTTTTTGAAGAAACTGACCGCGTTGAAAAGGACTTATCTAAGCAATTTGATTCAATACCAATGACAGCCGAACAAACAAAAATGAATAGCTTTTTTGAGATGGCGGGATCAAAGCGATTAGAGAAATGGGGCGACTTTATGTTTATAGATCAGCTTTGTAAGACTTATCCACAATATACGCACGATAATATCTGGGATATGGAACTAATAACGGTAAATAATTTAATCATTTTAAACAGAGAAATGGGGTACGTTAACTCTAAAACTCAAGAAATCCAAAGAAAAACATGAGTATTTCAATAATTGTCGCACTAGTCGCATTCGTATTCGGCTTTTTTTTTGCTATCTTTACAGCAATATT